TATTTGTTACTATAAGGCTTAATACTTCCCAGTTTTGAAGTAGATATGCTGCTAACTCTAATTTTTCCATGTTTATACTTCTCCATTTAATACTGCATCAAATTCTACGTGTATATGTGTGTCGTGCATGAATACGTTAAAACCTTCGTATTCTAATGCGTCTACCAGATCGCAATATGCTGTGTACTTTTCTTCCTGAGTAAAGTACCTAGTTCTTAAGTCTACTGCGTATCCGTAGTAATGCAGAGATCCTGCACTGTGCTCACTGTCTGTTCCAGACGTTATCACTAACTCTTGACCTAATTCTTCCCAAATTCGGTCTGCTTCTACTAACACTGGTCTCATGACCAATCTTAGTCCTATAAGGCTAACGCCTTTTTTTATTTTCATAGTCGCGTAGCTCCTTTTTCTTGTACTGAACCTTAAAAGGTGTCAGTCCGCCCATTTACATCAAGTGGGTTATGGGCGGACTGCGGGGAAATTAGCCCCTCGTACTACTCCGCGCTTGCGCTTGGTTGCTCACTTTCCGATGCAGAAGAAACTTCTGCAGCCGAAAGAGAGCTTTCTGTTGGTGCCGCAGTATATGCGCCACGTATATCGACACCGTCGTTTCCGACTAATATGCCTCTTTTCGCTAATTCTTCTGTATTAGCAGGATTTTGTACATAATCTAAGAACTGACTTGGATTGTGTGAGAACTCTGCTCTAACAGCACTAGGCAAGCCTTCAAACATGCTTTTGACATTAGCTACTGTATCCATAGCTTTTTGGAAATCGACTGATGTAACATCGTCATAAGTTCCTGCATTCTGATTAGCGTGTTTTATGAAACCTGTTCTAGCATAATCTTTAAGTATGTAATTCATATCACAAGCTTGCTTATGCGATTGTTCTGTCAATCCTTTTCCTGTCTCTATTGTTGGACAATACTCGCGTGGTCTGCGTGAACGTGTTGGCTCTTCGTATTTTTCTGTTTTCTTAGTCATAATCATTTTCCTTTATAAGGTGGTGCCCAATTTATTTCTGAATTATTGTAGTTATAGGTATTTTTATTACCTTCTCTACTTGAAATACCTTTACCTATTGCCGCACCAGAAATGATGCTAGCTATTGTTTTAGCGTCTATTCCATAATATTTTGCAATTGTCATATTAGGATTATTCTTCTGATGATTTGAAATTAATTCTTTATAAACATTCTCAAATTTCAGACTTTTTGCTTCTTCAATAATCTTAGATGTTGCTTCTTTAACATTATTGGCTTGTTGATTAGTTAAATTTTCTTGTGCTATTAAATTATCTATTTCCTGTTCAATTTTTTTAATTTGTGCATCTGTAGTTTTTTCTGTTTGATCTATTTGTCGTGAAGTATTTTGTACTGTTCCAAGACCCTCCATAGATGGTGTTTGTGCTCCACCTAATTTTGCTGAAAGAATTGGATTAATTCCTGCCGCCTGTAGATCTGCCATTTGACGTCGATGAGCGCGATTCATATCGCGCCTTTCAACACCATACTTAACTGCTGAGCCTACCCATGGGTTAGCTTTAAGGAATTTAGATACCTTTGCTACACCGCCTAAAATTGCTTGTATCATAAATACTCCTTAGAAATGGTCAATAAGACCCGGTACTGAGTACATAGGCATAGGTCGCGCGCAGGTGTAATTAAAATAACAATCCATATGGAAATTAGGCTCATTTTGAACTGCAACAATTCGATCTACTGGTGGATTTTCTTCAATAAATGTTTGGTTCAATTCTGGACGAGTTGCAAACTCTTGTGATAGATGCCATGCATCTAAACTACCGCTTGCGTCTGATCGCATTTTTCCAGTAATTAACGATGGCTTATAGCGATACTCGCTCCATCGCTCTTGATAACCAAATACATCGTTATTTGTATTGGCACCAGTTTCTGTTTCAAGATAAATTTCTTTATTAAGTACCGCTTGCTCACCAATATGAGCCAATGCAGGCCAATAAAAATCATATCGAGTTTTTCTAGACCACATTCTATTTAAGCCTTGTTGATAAGTTAAATCAGCTCTAATTGAAGCAATGCCCATTACTACGCCATGCTCAGTGAATGATTTAGTGAATCCACCGCCTTGACAAGTAATTGTACCCATAGCTGCAAGATCACCTGTTACTTGTGTATTTGCGTAATGATTAATGCCTGTTACTGGTACAGCTTCTGTTTGAAGTGGTGAAGATGAACCACCTAGATACTCTGGCCGATAAGTTACATCCATAAAATTGACACCAAAATGTGCATTAACAATTTCTGAATAACGTGTACCTGAACGCGCGTCGCGCTCTAACAATTTCTGAATCTGAAATGCTCTACGTAGTTCGTTAACAGTTGAAGCTGTTGCAGATGATAAATCTGCATATAAAAGAGCATCTGGTGTGGTTGTAGTATATTGAATCTCATTTACTGAATCGTTATCAATAAGTGTTCTAGTATTTGAACCAATTTGAATACCTAATGATTCTGATATATTGCCATCTGTGGTTAAAGGTGCTTGGTCGCCTAAGGGTAGTGTTACGCTGTCGCCTTTCTGAGGCCAAGGTAGACATGAGGTGAAATAATCATGTCTTTTTCCACGTTTTCTAAGAAGATAAGAATTACTAGCATCACCTGAATCAGCTGTCGTAAGATCTGCTGAATCTATTAAATTTTGGTCGCGATACCACTCATTGTAAATATGGTTATATGCTCTAAAAGGCAACGCACTTACAGTACATTGTTTGCCAATTGGAATACCTAAATAATCACCTAAAGTATGTGTACCCCAATTATGGGTAATTTGTGGAACCGAGTAATCAGTGCTATCTGCAGGATCTATTTGTTCTCCACAAAATTTGCGGAAGTTATCCCATATTTGACGGTAAGGTACAAAAAAGAAATGCACGTCCAAGAACATATTGTCCATAATTGGATAAAGTAAAGTATTTACACGTGCAAATAGCGTGGGATTAAGTGAAACTGTATCTCCGGGTAAAACCTCGTCTACAAATACTGGAACTAGATTACCAGCATCAAGTGTAGTTTTTAGTCCGTGTGATCGATCAAAAGAAGATCGTGGTATGTCTGCTGTTGGTGCTTTGCTAAAGCTGTGATTCATTACTGATTTCATTTTGTAATTCCTTTCTTAAGATTTCCATTTGTTTGCAAATTTCTATTTCTTTTTGATAGTCAGTCTTGAAAGAGCAGGGAACCTGCTCAGTCAAAACCGACTTGATGAATTGCCAGTAGTTATCCATTAATAACCTCTTTTAATTCAGGTTGAACTTTTAAATAAGCTTTAATTGATTTAATTTCAGCTAATAAGTCTGATTCCGGTGTTGGGTTCTTTAGTTCAACGCCACCGGTTAATAATTTTGGAGAGGGTAGGGCGGTTATTACACCGCTTTGGTCGTCCATTTCTCCAATTTTAAACAAAGCAAACTGTTCTGGGTGTTTGCTGATATTATTTTCTTCTGTACTATTCACATTGTCTTGGAATGCTCTAATTGCTAAACCATCATTATGTAAAAAGAAGGGTGCTAAATAAGCTTGTGCCGCGCTATCGTGTATAGAATAAATTGATAATTTCATGTTTTTATTTTCCTTAAAGTTGTCTGTATAGTTTATTCACTTTTTCTTCAATTACGATTTTTCGCGCTTCCATTCGATCCGGTAGCTGTTCTAAGTGGTTGATTTTACTCTTCCTTTTGTTTTTCCTCTTAGTAAAACTATCTATGTCCTCTAATCTCAATAGCTGGTCATAATACTTTGGTATCGCCATTTTATGACCTCGTATAGTGAGATAGTCTTTATCCGTATCTGATTTGAATTGCTCAAACCATGTATGACCTATTCCTCTGTTCCGGGACATTAAACAGAATTCCGGCTCTACATCATGTACTTCACCGGTGTCAGGATCCACAGTCTCATAGTACTGTTTGTTTGTCAACCCAGTTTTTGGGTCAACCTGGTCTGGGTCTCCTTTTCTCTTTTTCATTACGTACCTGGCAACATATGCTGCAGATTCAAATGAAACTCCGCCTATAAGGCTAAATCCGTATTTCCATGTTTTCTCCAGGAGGGGGCTTCTAAATAATAAATCGCCCGATCTTGTTTTTGTATATAACTCTTTATCTGGGAAATCGTAACCGAATATAATCGCGTGATAATGTGGTCTTCTGTTTTCATCACCATATTCTCCACAAGCAAAATATCTAAGTTTGATTCCTGTATTTTTTCTTAATCGTTTAAAAAACTTTTGTAATTCTTCTTTATGCACAGAGTAATCTTCAGGTAGATGCTCTGGTGCGTATGTTAAGGTTATAAACGAATTGCCCTCGTGCATCTGTGCTTCGTGCATACATCTAACGGCCCATTGTCTACTATGTTCCAGACGGCAGGACGTACAGCGTCCGCATGGTACTGTTACTTCCATATCGAGGAAACCATCATTTTTGTTGAATACTAAAGGACGATTCCCGTTTTTGTTTAGATGCTTGGCTCGCCAACCCGTAATAGGATTTGTGCAAGCCATAATATTACAACCTTGTGCCGCCTCGTAGCGGTCTCATATTCATGTTGTAAATATGCGTGCGATCTGCTGTTTTAGTAAATAGTCTCTTACTTTTTTTGTAAGGCATTTTTGCTCTTTTACGTCTCATTTTTTTCTTCCTTTCTGTAGTGGGGATTTAATAAATAATGCCAATATATTTGTTACTATAAGGCTTAATACTTCCCAGTTTTGAAGTAGATATGCTGCTAACTCTAATTTTTCCATGTTTATACTTCTCCATTTAATACTGCATCAAATTCTACGTGTATATGTGTGTC